AGTTGGCCCTATGCTACAGACCAGCCAGATCTTCAACACCACTTCTGGTGAGAACCTGACTATCCCTACCCTAACCGCTCGTTCAACTGCCGCTATTGCTACTGCAACTCAGGCTATTAGCGCAAGCGACCCAACATTCTCAAGCATCACTCTTGGAGCATACAAATATAGCTTCTTGGTTGGCGTGGCGAATGAACTGATCGCTGATGCCGGATTTGACCTAACTGGTCTTATCGCTGAGCAGGCAGGTAACGAAATCGGTTACACCGTAAACAACGCTTTGACTGTTGGAACTGGAACTGTCCAGCCTTTCGGTCTATCAACTCAGGCTGGTTCTGCTGTTACTGGTGGAACTGGTGTGTCAGGTGCTTTCACCTACGACAACCTAGTTGACCTTGTTTACAGCCTTGATGGTGCTGCTCGTGCGCTTCCTGGTGTTGGTTTCCAGATGTCAACTTCTTCGCTTGGTGTTCTTCGCAAGCTGAAGGATGGTGCTGGTAACTACATTTTCGTTCCAGGAACTACTGGCGCTCCTGACACAGTTTTGGGCTTCCCTGTTTACGAGAACCCTGCTGTTGCTGCTGTTGCTACTGGTGCTAAGTCTGTGCTGTTCGGACACCTACCTTCATACAAGGTTCGTGTTGCTGGCGGTATTGACATTGCTCAGTCACCTGACTATGCGTTCAACCAAGATGTCACCACCTTCCGCGTGAAGATGCGTGTTGATGGTAACTTGACTCACGCTAGCCATGTCAAATACTTCAAGGGTGGCGCAAGCTAAACCTTGATTTAGACGGAAAACCCCCCAATGTGCGTAGGCGTTGGGGGGTTTTCTTATGCTAGTCTAGTGATACCTACGAGAAAAGGAAAGTCCTATGCCAAAACTAAAGGGTATTGTTTCTGTTTTATCTAATTCGCCTTACACGCCTACTGGGTATGGTGTTCAGACAGGTTATTTGGTTGACCGGTTGAAGCGTGATGGGGTGGATGTTGCTGCGCTAAGTAATTTTGGTTTAGAAGGTGGCAATAGTTTTCTAAAAACTCCGTTTGGTGAGATCCCGCATTATGCTCGTGGTTTTGAACCTTACTCTAATGATGTTATCCCTATGAATCATAAGCATTTCGCTAATAGTGTGAATAAGGGTCGTAAGGATTCTTTGAATGATGTGCTTTTTTCGCTTTATGATGTTTGGGTTTTGAAGGGGAAAGCTTACGACAACATTGACAAGATTGCTTCTTGGGTTCCGCTTGATCACATAACTATTCCGCCTATGGTGTTGGAGTGGTTGAAGAAACCTAATGTTGTGCCTATCGCTATGAGTCCGCATGGTGTCCGTCAGATGGAGCAGAATGGTTTGGTTTGTGAGTATGTTCCGCACGCTGTTGACACTAAAACTATTAAACCTACTTTTGAAGTTGCTGGTGTGAAGACTAGGGATTTTATGGGTTTGACTGATGATGATTTTGTTGTGGGTATGAACGCAGCTAATAAGGCTTCTGGTTTGGTTCACCGTAAGGCGTTTGCTGAGAACATTATGGCTTTCAGTATTTTTGCTCAGGATAAGCCTGATGCGAAACTGTATTTGCATACGGATCCTTTTGGTGGTGCTGGTGGCTGGAATTTGTTTGTTTTGTTGGAATCTTTGGGAATAAAACCTGACCAAATTCTGTTTCCTGATATGGCTGACTATAAGCATGGGATTAGTCAGGAAGTTTTAGCTGCTTTCTATACTGCTATGGATGTTATGTTGGCTCCTAGTTTTGGTGAAGGTTTTGGCGTTCCCACTATAGAAGCACAAAGTTGTGGGACTAGGGTGATTGGTTCTAATTGGGCTGCTACTCCTGATCTTGTTTCTTCGGACTGTTGGCTTGTTGAAGGTCAGCCTGCTTGGGATGCCGGTCAGAACGCTTGGTGGCAGACTCCTAGTATTCCTGCGATTGTTCAGGCTTTGGAAGAAGCGTATAAGGCTCCTAGAGTGCGTAGTGAAGCTAGCATTGAGTTTGCTAAGCAGTTTGATGTTGAGACTGTTTGGGATAAGCATTGGCTTCCTTTGTGGAAGAAGTTGCTTGCGTGATTCCAGTTTTAGGGTTTCTTACTTACTCTAAGTTTGACTTTGCCGATAGGTTGCTGGCTTCTATTGACTATCCTGTGAAGGATCTGGTCATTGTTGATAATTCTGGTAAGCAAACTTATAATCCTGTGAAACCTGCTTTGGTGGAGCGTATGTGGCTTATTCAGGTGCCTTATGGCTTGGGTTATGGGGGTGGCTTGAATTTGATTATCAAGTCCACTCCTTTCGCACCTTACTGGGTTTTGGTCAATGATGACAGCGTGTTTGCGCCTGGTGCTTTAGAAACTATTGAGAAACAGGTTGATACGACCACTATCAACTTTCTAAGCATTATGCCTAAATGGTCTGGATTTGTGTTGGGTGAGAAGCCTGTAAAAGAGATTGGTTTGTTTGATGAGCGTTTTCACCCGATCTATTTTGAAGATAACGATTATGAGCATAGGTTGATTAGTGCTGGTTTTAAAGCGAATTTTATTCATGCAGCTTTGCATCACGACAACAGTTCTACTTTGGGTAGCGGTTTCCATAGCCAGAATGATGTTACTTTTAGGCGTAACCATTTGTTGTTTGATCAAAAGTTGCGGGATAATGATTTATCAGAAGGTTCTTGGTCTTTGCAGATTAGAAGGGATAATTCGTGGGAGTAGTTTTTACCGGCGGCACTTTTGACTTGTTTCATTCAGGTCATGTCAAGTTTTTGAAACAATGTAAGAAGATTGCTGGCTCTGATGGTCGGGTAGTTGTGTCGTTGAATAACGATAAGTTTATTGAATACTATAAGGGTAAACCGCCTGTAATGAGTTTTGATGAGCGTAAAGCTGTGTTGATGGGTTGTCGTTATGTTGATTCGGTTGTTGAGAACATTGGTGGGGCTGACAGTAAGTTGGCGATTTTGAATGTTTTACCTGATTTTGTGGTTATTGGGGATGATTGGGCTAAGAAGGATTATTATGCTCAAATGCACTTTACGCAGGCTTGGTTGGATGAGTTGAAGATAGTTTTGTGTTATGTGCCTTATACACAGGGTGTTAGCACTACAGATCTCAAGAAGCGTATAGTAAATCACGCTAAAATTGGCTAGTAGATACTAGGAGTGATTGTGCCTGTAGTAAATGGTTATGCGACCCTTAACGAACTGAAAAGTGCTTTACGCATCCAGGATAGCGTTGATGATGGGCTATTGGAGTTGGCGTTGGAGTCTGCTTCTCGTTTAGTGGATGAATACACTATGCGTTATTTCTATAACGGTGGGACTGCCACAAGAATTTTTGTGCCGAGTGATGACTATTCGGTTGCTTTGGATGATGCGATAAGTATTTCGGCTGTCGCTGTTTCTACTTTGTTGAATAAAACTTTTGATCAGGTTTGGACTGTAAATGATTATCAGACTGAACCTTTGAATGGTGTGGTTGATGGTTTATCTGGTTGGCCTATCACTAGGATTCGGGCTGTAGGGGTTTATGAGTTCCCTTATGACTCTGACTACAATGTTGCTTCGGTGCAGGTGACTGGTGTGTGGGGTTGGAGTGCTGTTCCTACCGCTGTGAAGCAAGCTACGATTATTCAGGCTATGCGGATCTTTAAACGCCTTGATTCGCCTTTGGGTGTCATTTCTAGCCCTGATACTGTTTCTTTAGGGTTTCTAGCAGGATTGATCCTGATGTTGCCCAGTTGTTGAACTCTTACCGTAAACTTAGGAATTTTGCCTGATGGCTAGTTTGAGTTCGTTGCGTGATGGTATTGCAGCTAATCTTTCTACGATTACCGGTTTGCGTGTTTCAGCGTTTATCCCTGACAACATTAATCCACCTATCGCTATTGTGACTCCGCAGAACATTGAGTATCACAGGTCTTTTCAGAATGGTTTGAACACTTACAGTTTTATTGTGTCGGTGTTTGTTGGTAGAGTTTCTGAGCGTTCAGCCCAGAATACACTTGATGCCTATTGCGCCCCTACTGGTTCATCTAGTATAAAAAGTGCGATAGAATCAGATAGGACACTTCAAGGTCATGCTTTTGATTTGGTTGTGTCTGACATGAGAAACTACGGCTCTGTCACAATAGGAGAAAACACTTATTTAACAGCAGAGTTTGACTGTGCTGTTCAAGCTAATTAGGAGATATTACTGTGCCAGTATATGCTGCAACTGACCACAACATTACAGTCAATGGAACTGCGTTCTCAAATGTTCTTCAGAGCGTTTCCCTTGACCTTTCATTAGATGAAATTGAAACTACTGCTTTTGGTTCTGCTTGGAGAACTAGAATTGCTGGTTTGAAGTCTGGATCTGTAACCCTAAACTTCTTTCAGGACTTCGGTGCTTCTTCTGTAGATTCAGTTTTGTCTGGTTTGTTCAATGGAACAAACAACTCTTTGGCAACTGTTGTTGTAAAGCCAACAAGCTCTGCTACTTCGGCAACTAACCCTGCCTGGACAGCTGTATGTTTGGTTTCACAATACCAACCGTTCTCGGCTTCTGTCGGGGATATCGCCACGCTGTCGGTAACTTGGCCGACATCCGGAACGGTCACTAGGGCCACCGCTTAATTTAAGGAAAACAATTGAAAATTAACCTACGCATTGAATTTGTTTCTGGCGAAGATAAAGAAATAGTTTGCTCGGCTTCCGATATGGTCAGATTTGAAACTAAGTTTGATCAGTCGGTTGCTGTGCTTGAAGCTAACCCTAAGTTGACTCACTTGCTGTTTTTGGCGTGGGCTTCTGAGACTCGCACTAAAGGCACGACTAAAGAGTTTGATGTCTGGATTGATGATGTCGTTAGTGTAAAGCCGAGTGAAGCCGACCCAAAATAGTTGGTTTAGGCGAGAGTTCCGCTCATTGGTATATCGCCTATCTTGCAGTTGAGACCGGTATTGCCCCTAATGCTCTTATGGAGTGTAGTGACCGTATGTTGTGGACTTTGGGGCGTTATTTAGTTTGGCGAAGCCAGCAACAGTCTAAACGCTAGAATTGTTTTAGATCGGTGGTTTGAGTGGCTAGTAAAGTCAAGTTTGTTACGCAAGGTCAGCGTAGTGGCGTTTACATTACTGATTTTCGTGAGTTGAATCGTGAGTTGCGGATAATTCAGCCAAGTCTTGTAAGACAGTTGCAAAGTGATTTTAAGCGTATCGCTAAACCTATGCAGGCAGATGTAAAAAATAAAATTCCTGTAAATCCTGGTGAAGTTACTTCGGGTATTCATAAAAAGAAACCGCAAAGGACTACTTCTGGTTTTTATCCTAGAGTTGTGCCTGGTCGTTTGACTTG